GTCGGTGCCATACAGCAGGTCTTCCACAGCCTTCATCTGGGCAGCCGTCAGCACAGTGCTGTCAAACTCCATCACGGCGACATCCTTATAGCCGGTCACGTTCACGGGCACGGTGTCGCACTCCCAGCTGAAGGTCTCGGCATCCGGGCTGTCGTTCATGGTCTCGTGGCTCTTCTCACTGGGCTGTGCGGTAGCGTTCCACACCACATGGATGATATAGCCCTTGTCGGCATCCTCGTCGGTGCCCACCTTGGTCTGCCAGCTGAAGCCGAAGGCCTTGCGCTTCTGCTGACCGATGCGGATGCCCTTCACCGGGGCAGCCAGACCGTCGCAGGGCTCAAACTCCTCCGGATACATGTAGGCCTCAATAGTAAAGCCGTAGTCCTCGCCAGAGATCAGGCGGGCATACTTCATGTTGTCGGCCCACAGGTCAGTGGGTTCTGCGCCGCTGGGGCTCTCGGTCACGCCGGTCAGGCCATTCCATGCAGCGCCATTAGCCGTGCCTTCGTCTGCCTTGGGGTATACCATACCGTGGGAAACACCGGCATGGAACTTGCGGGTGCCGTCCACATCCCATTTTGCTCTTGCCATAGGTTTTGTCCTCCTTTATAAATAGGTATCAGTACCACACGCTGAATACGTCGTGGTATAAGTTGTCCGAAATAAAATGGCGGTCATGAGAAGCCTTTGCAAGCAAACCCATGGCCGCCGTCATTTCGCTGTCCGGTTTCGTGTCAATCACGGTAACAGAATAATGGAAGGTCTGGCGGTATACGCGGTCGTCAGCCTTCGGACTGCGGATCTTTTCCAGCTTGTAGCAGATACAAGGGTATTTCATCCGCAGGTTTGCAGGCGGCTGGTAGTACACGTTTTCACTGCCACACCGCTGTTTCACGATGCTGCGCAAAAGCGCATCCAGCGCGGAGCGTCTTTCACTCAGTTTCGTTGCCATGCCATAACCCTCCCAGCGTCAGCACGATGCGCGGGTACTCCACGCTCGCGTCCGTCACCTTCCATTTTCCGCCGTAAAGCGTCACATACCGGAGATTGCAAAAGTGCTCCTGAACATACGGGTCAGCGATGACACTTAACGTGTTCGCAAGGCTGATATCATCGTTCACCTTGTCGCCGGACTGTAACCTGCGCATGTTCCGTGTCAGGTCGCCGTAACAGTCACGCTCTGTCACGATCTCCGAGTGCACACTCAGCTCTGTCTCCTTGGTCTCCACGAAACCAAGCTTCCCAAACCACTTGCTCATAGCACTTTCACTCCATTTTGAATTTTCTGCTTACTTTTCGGCAGAAGCAGCCCATGCCTGGGTCTTCACGGTCTCACCGGTCACAACGGTGATCGCACCGGTCGCACCAAAGGCCACAGGCACCAGATAGTTTGCGCCCTCCACGATCATCAGACGGCCCTTCACGAAGGCATCCTCGATCTCGGCCTTGGTCACGGTCTCCTTATAACCTTCGTCGGCATACAGCTTGTGGTCAGCGGTCTTGCCATAGGCCACATAGTTTGCAACGTGCAGGTCCTTGTCCTGCTCATAGAGCTTGTTCAGCATTTTCTATCATCCTTTCCTTTGAAAAAGGCTCCCTCATTGAGGGAGCTGGCGAACAGCGCCGCCGTCAGGTTGACTGTGAGACTGAAGGAGTCTCTCATGCAGCCCACTCAATGGCCATAGCGCTGTAGGGGCTGGTCAGTGCACCGGAGCAGCGGGTCTCGATCAGGTACTTCTGTGCGTTGAAGTCGATGTCAAAGTCATCGAACATGCTCACGGCACCGCCCTTGTCCGCACCCACGGTATAGTCGGCCAGGTTCACGATCACAGCAGCCAGATCACCGCCCTTGGCACCCTTGCGGCCTTCCATTTCGGGAATGGTCACGATCTTGGCAACACGCAGCTTGCGGGCCAGTGCGGCCTCGTCCGTATACAGTGGGCGGCCCATGCCGTCTTCCAGCAGCAGCATCTCGGTCAGGGCATCCTCGGTGGTAAACATAGTCGGGGTGCCGCTGCCGCGGTAGTCCTTGCGGGCACGGATGGCCTGCTTGATAAAGGCCTTGTACTTGTCCTCCACGGTGGAAAGGCCAGTGGTCTTCACCTGCACTTTGATGGTAAACAGGTCGGCGTCGTTGAACACCGGACGGATGCAGTTCTCATCGATCTTGTCACGGCTTGCTGCCATGCGGCCGTCACCCAGAATGTAGGCCAGTGCCAGCTCACGGTTCAACTTGTAGCGCATCTCGTTGCGCAGCCATGCCACCACATCAAAGCTGGTAATGTCTACCACATCGTCGCGATCCAGCTCCTGCTTCTTGTACACCGTGGTCGGGCCGGTGGAGCGGCGCAGCAGGCCGAACACCTCTTCAGTCTTGTAGTTGCCCTTCAGGTAGCCCTTGGCACGTGCATCGTCCTCGGTCAGGTCGGCGAACAGGCTCTTGAAGCGGCTGAACGGGATGTGCTTCACGCCGCCCATCACCACGCTCACCCAGTCGTCGGGCTTGTCAATGATGCGGGGCGGGGTGTCCAGCAGGTGATCTTCCGGGAACAGCCAGTCGATGTTGTCAATGCCGTGGCACAAAGCGTCCACCTCACTGTCCTCAATGCCGGCATTTGCAAAAGCGGCCTTCATGGTGCCGCAGGTCTTGGCGGTCTTCACCACCTTGTTGATCTCGTCGATGCTGTGCTTCAGCACGGTGCCCTTCGTGTCCTTCTCAAATACGTTCTGCTTCACGGTTTCTTCCTCCTCATCGTCAGTCTCTTCGCCGTCACGCTCTTCCAGGGCCATGCCCATCAGTGCATGGCAGCACTCCTGCTGTTCGGGTGTCATGCTGTTGTACACCTCTTTCAGCGTCTTGCCATCCTTCTGTTCGTCCGCCATCTCGGCTTCCTCCTGTGTTGCTTCGTCGGTCGCTGCATCGCCGCTGTGTACAAGGTCGTCCAGCGGTTCACCGTCTGGGTCCAGTCCGTGGGCAATGCTCAGGCCGCCGTCTGTGTAGATGAATGCTTCGCCGCCCTCGTAGTCCTCGTCGGCACTGTGCTTCACCACCTCGTCGATCAGCGCACCCGGGTTGCAGCCTGCCAGCACAAGGCTCACTTCCTGAATAATGCCGTGCTGGACAGTGTTTCCGGTCTTCTTAATGCAGTTTGCATAGATGGAAAAAGCGTTCAGGTCGCCATTTTCCACGCAGGCCTTCGCGGTCCGGCCAGTATCCGTATCGTTGAACTTTGCGTAGCAATACATGCCCCCGGGCCGGTTCTCCAGCAGGCAATGGCCAAGGACGTTTTCCAGGTTGTCATGGTCATGGTTGTACACCATGGTCACAACTTTGCCGTCGCATTCCTGGAACGCATTCGGCGCAATGGTCAGGCCATCATAGCACTTGGTCTTTGCCTTCGTGGCCCAGCCGCTGCAGTCATAATCAAACTTCGCCATTTTGATTTGCCATACTCCTTTCTACGGCTTCCTTTCCAGCCGTGATCGTTTTGTTTCTCTCAGCAATTTCCGCATCGGATTGCGAAATATTGCTGTTCCGCAGTTCGTCCGCCTTCGGGTCCTTCGAGGGCTTCATTCCCAGCAGCTGCCGGAACTCGTTGCTCGTCAGGATCTCGTTGCGGGTAAACTTGTCCGCCATCTCGGCAACGGCGCTCACCGGTGCCAGCTTGAACGGGTCGCGGAAGTACAGCACACTCTCGCGGCCTTCCTTCCGGTCCTCTTCGGTCAAAAACTTTCGCTTCAGCTCGTCTACGGCTGCTGCCACAAGGGGCTCAATGGTACGGTTCTCATAGTTCGTCATCACCGCATCGCTTGCTGTACCGTTCATGATCTCCGGGGTAATGCCTAACTGGCTGTATGCCATGTTGGTCAGGTATTCCACGGTTTTCAGGAGGTTATTTTCAAGGCTGCGGTTCAGCTGCGTAATGTGTTCCGAACCATCGGTATAGGCAATGCCGTATTTAGAGCCGGTCAACTGCCGCTCAATCTCGGCTCTCCGGTCGTCCGCTCTTTTTTTCTGGATTTCGTTGCGCACTACATATGGCAGCTGGATGATGAGGTCCAGCTTTTCAGACCCCAGCTGGTCATCCACCACGTCCATCAGGTTCAGCTTGCGGACAAGGCGCTGGATGGTGCCGTTCGGCTCGTTCATCACGGCATAGAACGGATTCTCGATCAGGGCCACTTCTGCTTTCGGCAGGGTGATCTCCTCTTTCTGTCCGGTCTGGTCGTTATACACTTCCAGCCGCACATCATCGGGGTACCATTCCTTCACCTTTGCCACCCGCATGGAAAGGATCTTTTCTTTGCCGGTCTCTTCGTCCACATCCACGTCCACCGGCACAAGCGCTGCCACGCCCTCGTCCAGTACAGAGAGGAACATGTCATACCGCAGCGCCCTGCCGGTCTGGTCCTTGTTGCCGGAAAGGTTCAGACAGCAATTAAGGCCCGAATCAACGGTTTCGTCGTAGCGTCCGTTTTCATCGAGCCTTACGTGGTTTATTGTGATGCCCGCTGCGTCCATGGCAATGCGGGTGTATATGGCGGTCATGATTGTGCGGTCGTTCGCACGGTTCAGCCGTACCCGGTCAGGCCGGTAGCTGCTCCCTCCGCCATAGTAGTTCTTCCCGGGAGGGTCCCGGTTCGTAAAGGCGTTCCACGCCCGTTTCAGGCGGGAGCCAATCGTTGCTTCACTTCTCATAGATGCCTTTCTTATTCTGAGTGAACCTTCATCGTGCTCATACGATTCTGGATTTTCTTTGAGGCAATAAGATTTTTTCCGATTTTTGCCACAGCGTTGTAGTTGTTGTACAATGTGCTTATGGTTCCTAATGCTGATGCGGCCGTTCCGGCTGTCGCAAGCATCTTTTTCACATTGCTCGGAGTAGCAATCAGTGATTCATACTGCTTTTCTTTTTGCAACCGGTTAATTTTAGCATTAAGTTCTTCATCGCTCAGCACTCGAACACTCTTTTTCTCATGCGCTCGCGTATAGTCTGAATGTGCATGAGTTTTAGGAGTTGAACTCCGCTCTTTTCCCGCCTCTTCCATAAGTTCAGCAGCTTTTTGTTTGCCTGCAGCAACAAATGGCTCTAACTTGCCAGACTTTGCCAAGCGATACCCGCCATACGTTCCCAATGCAGCAACCGCTAACGCTGCGCCGATTTTCAACGCCCTTTTTTGTTTGTCTGAAAGCCCAACTCTCTTTTGTGACTTTTCATCTGTTCCTTCAGCGTTACTCCCTACATATCGGCTTCGTCCTGCCGCAGTCAGAGTCCCATCTTTATTTTGATATCGACGCACGCCCCATTTCATGCCCTTGATGCCCCAATGGTAGAGTTCATCGTTATAGCTGTGCATATAATCACCTCCTCTCTAATAAGAAATCCTCTATTGAAAGCGATTTCATTGTTTCTTTTTTCGACTGCTCCTTGCAAATATAGATTATCTGCTGTATGATAGATTCACAAACTACGAGGAGGCTGTCATTATGGCCAGTAACGAACTGCTTTCTACAAAAGACCTCAACTGCGAAATCGTTCCAAGCGATATCCCGTTTGACTTTAGTGATAAGACACGGTTCCGAAAAGTTGAGTTTCCAGAGCAAACTGGAGTTACCGCCAATTCTTTGCTTCAACTTCTTCCCCCAGCCATTGTTTCAGATACTGCTTCCAAAACCTACATTTTGAAATTTCCAGAAGGTGTCCAGGGAGTGCTCTTGCATCTTCGCAACGGAGGCTATGCCACGACTGTGGTTGATGCTAGTTCGCATTTTAGTGGAACCGCATCCTTGCATCCAATCAATCCAGCATCCGTTGCCCTATTTAATGCCTTTAGCATTGCTTCTTTCGCAACCGGGCAATACTTTCTCTCCGATATTTCGTCTAAAATGTCGGAAATCAGCCGAAAACTTGACGATGTCCTTAGTTTTTTAGAGGACTCCAAGCGCACAGAACTTCTTTCCGAGCTGACATTTGTGAAATATGCCGTTGGAAATTATTCCACAATCATGTTAAGCGAGCCCCAGCGCATAGCTACTCTAACGAATATCCAGCGTTCTAAGATTCGAGCGATTGCGGACATCGACTTTTACACAACCGAACTAGAGCACCGGGTCAATACAAAAGACGCTAAAAAGAATCAGGAGCCTGTTCTAATTGCAAAACAGAACCTTGACTTATCATCACAGCTCTATGCAATCAGCACTATCATGGAAGTCTATTATGCACAAAACTGGAATGCTGTTTATCTGGAAAGTGTTCTTGCAGAGGCAGACCTACTGCTGGGGCACACGAAAAACAAAATTTCCGATGCCATTAGCCCTTACGCAAAGGATATCCGAGAAGCACACAAGGCGGCCTTCCTCAAAAAAGATCCTGCCCCCTTTACTCAATCCGAAAAGAGCATTCTAAAAATATCTGATAATCTTACAAAACAGGTGCTAAGTCCACTGGTTACGGTAATTAAAAATGCACTAAATGAACCCATGAACCCCTCCGAGCTATATTTGACTCAGGACGGATTTATGTATCAAAAAGTCTAGTCATTGTAGTGGGGAACTCTGCTTACGGTTTATATTGCAATTACAGTATTTCAGATGCTGTAATCACTCAAATGCATCCCGGTTCTGCTTCCACGCAATGTAAGCATCCATCATAGCTGCCACAGCATCGATCTTCTGGTCCTGCCGCTGCTTGTAAAGCTTCCGGTTACCGTTGGTGTCCACCAGTGCAATGCAGTTGCCCATTGCAAACTGCATCAGCTTTTCATCAAACAGCAGCTTCCGCTGTTCGCTCAGCTTTTTCAGCTCGCCCAGCGGCACGCTCTCGGTCCTTGCGCCCTGTATTACTTTCGTAATACCAAAGGTGCCGTTTTCCTGTCCCCAGCGCTCCACGAATTCCTGCGCGTTGTAGGGGTCGTAGCCAAATGCCCGCACGTCGTACTGATTCTGCTGCACAAAGTTATCAAGGTCTTCATACACCTGCATCATGTCCAGCACCGTGCCGTCAAATACGAACAGCGTTCCCTCTTTCATGAACTCTTCGTATTGGTTTCTCCGGCTCACGGGCAGCTGGCTCAGGGTGTAACTGGTAATGTAGTCCCTCGTCTTTACCCCAAAATATCCGCTTGAAAGCGGAAACAAAAACGTAAACGCACAAAAATCATCGCCCATGCTCAGGTCAGCGCCCATGGCGCACGGCATCTGCCAGTAGCTTCTCGGTCGGTGGCAAAGGGTCTCCTCATACGGGAAAAAGTATGTGTAACCCTCCATCGGCAGGTTGAAGCGCTTTGCAAGGATGTCATTCCGGGCACTGGGCGATTTTTCGGCTCGTTCCACGTCCAGCTGATAGGTCTCGTAGCTCACGGTCTTTCCCAGGTTCGGGTTTGCCTTCAGCCACATCTCCGGTCGGCCCACTTCCTCAATGCTGTCCAGCTTGTAGTACCAGATAGAGACATGCGGGTTTACGTACTCCCCCTTCAGGATGCTCAGCAATTCCATTTTGATGTCGTCACCGCATCCGTTGCGCACCGTGCCCTCGCTGCTTGCCGCAACGATCAGGTAGTTCTCGTTTTTCGCCGCGCCCTGCTCAATGGCACCAATGGGGTCTTCTCGGATGTCGCAGCTTAGCCATTCGTCCACGGTAGCCACCGTGTCGCGCCTGCCCTGCAGCTTTTCAATGGTCATGGGGCGCACTTCCAAAAGGCTGTTGGTCACAAAGTTCTCAATGCCTTTCTTCGTGCTTGTCATCTTCACACGGTCTGCTTTTGCACCAGTGGTGTTCTGTAAACTACCTTCGGTCATGAACTTCAGCACCGGCCCTTTTGCCCGCGCCAATGCGGTGCGGAAGGGTGCCAGCACTTCATCGGCCTGCTTCATGGTAGGCGCTGTTGTCAGCTGCTGGGTGGTGTTCGTGTTGGCGGTCATAAAGTATGCCTGCAAGAACTCCAGATACATGGTCTTTGCGGCCGAACGTGTAATAATAAGATACTGCTTCGTTACCAGACGCTTTTTGATGCGCTTGGTCTCGTAGTGTCCGCCTGCCCCGTGGGGGTTCGGCACATACACGCTCCGCTCCACAAAGTAGTACCAGCCAAAGATCTGTTCTGCCCACAGCTTAAAGCTGTCCAGCATCTTCACATCGCCGCCGTCAGTCAGGGTCAGCTCGTCCTCACAGAACGCAATAAAGCCGTTGATGGCCTTATCGTCATAATAGATGCCCGGGTTTGCGATCAGGTCGTCGATCCGGTTCATCTCCATGCTGATCTCTCTGCAAACGGGGATCTCCCCGCGCATCACGGCCTCCCGGAACTGGCCGTAGTAGATCGGCGTTGCCGTGTTCGAGAGTGCCATTTTGATTTTTCAGCTCCTGTTTTATGTATCAGCCTTTACAGACCCTTGCTCCGTAATTTTCTCAGCGTTCGCCTTGTCCTCAGCTCCTTACTGTACGATTTCCTCAAAGCCGCTCTTCACCAGAATGGCTTTCACCTTCTCCTTCAGCAGGCGGGGGCAGCGGGCATACATTGCCTTTGCTTCCTCGGTCGTCTCGCAGCTCATGATCTCCTGTGCCCACAACATTGCCATCATAAAAACAGTCCTTTCCAGTTTTCTGTAAACTCGTTTAAGCATATACGATTTCGCTCATTTCCATCAGACACTGCTTGATCATCGTATTTTCTTCTTTCAGTGTCTTGTTATCTTCCTGCAGTGCTTCCAGCTTCTCTTTAAGTGTCGGCTCCGGTTTGGGCTGGTCCGCAGGGTCAGACTTTACTCCGCCGTCCGTTACCTCGTAGCAGCCCGGTTTATCCGCGATGCTCCACAACGTATCGCCCACAGCGCAGGCGGCATTGTGGGCGTTTACTGCTTCCACCATAGCGGTGTATGCATCGCACTGCGCCTGTGTCTCCACAGGTTTTGCAAGGGCATATCCTATTTTGATTTCCATGCTGCACATCCTTTACTTCCAGCGACCTATGACGACAATACTTCCTTTATAGTCACTGCGTACACATAATTCAGTAGTAGTACGGTTGTATACGCAACATGCTACGTCGGTGCTGTAGGTTATGCTTTCGCCAAGAGTAAAACCGGCACCATAATTTGTGTTAGCAAATGGCACAGGAAACTGAAAATAGGGATAGTAATTCTTGCGAGGCCATTCGCCGAATTCGAGCCAGCAAATCTGTGTGCCATTGCTGAATCTAATATAATTTGTACCGCTAGTGGTGATGTCGCTGCCGATCCCGTCCAGCTTCTTTTTGTCGGCAGCACTCATCAAACCCGCCGCGCGCTGGGTGGCATTGCCATAGGTAGTGTTGGTTGTCGGCGGTGTGTAGCCCAATGCCGCTGTGACATTGGCTTTGGTCAGGCTCAGCAGGCCGCTGGCAATGGTAAGGTTCGAGCCAATTTTCACGAGGCCAAGCGCACTTGCGGTTGCAGCGTCGTAGGTATGATCCGTAAACACCGCATCTGCGGGTACGGTCTTTTTCAGTTCGTAGGTACACGCAACTGGTTTGCCGCCAGAAAAATACACCGGCTTGGTAGTACTGCCCGCCGTCGCAGTGTCAAGTTTTACAGCGCTGGTAGCACTGCCGCCTGCAGATGCAGAACCCGCGTAGCTGTGCGCGTGGTTCTTGGCCGCAAATACGCTTTCCGCCTTGCTCTTGATGTACGCCCACAGCGTACTCATGGGCCTGCGGTGGAAGGTGGTGGTGCTGGTGCCGCCGCCAACGTACTGGCTCACATAGTAGTCCGCATCAGTAGGGGTCGAAGCATCGGTGGTCAGCGCGTTGATCATCGTGTTCAGGTCATCGGCGGTCTTGTTTGCTTTGTCAGTCAGCTTTTTATCCACCTGCGTGCGGGTGTAGTAGTCACTCATGTTTACCGTCACCATGCTGTCACGCCAGGCATTGGTGTCGCGGTCCCATACCCAGATGCTGTCCGTGGTGCCCACCACAGCCCACCAGCCGTTTTCACCCACGGGCACCGCAGCAGTCAGGGCGTCTGAGGTCTCATACCAGCCCTGCGCGCCCAGCGTAATGGTGCGCACCTGCTCGAAATATTCCTTTGTGGCCTGCAGGTATTCACCGGATTTTGTTTCGCTGCCCTTCGCATTGGATGCGCTTGTGCCAGCATTGGTCTCGCTAGTCTTTGCTGCGCTTGCGCTGGTATTGGCAGTGCTGGCCGCACCTGTGGCAGTGCTGGCCGCGCTGGATGCTGTCTGGGCATCTTTTTTTGCGGCTGCTGCACTGTCAGCAGCTGCGGTTTTGCTGGTATTGGCATCATCTCGCGCCGCTTCGGCTTTCTTTGCGTTGGCCTGAGCACTGGCGGCGCTGGTACCAGCATTTGTCTCGCTAGTCTTTGCTGCGCTTGCGCTGGTGCTGGCATTCGTTTCACTCGTTTTTGCGACCTTCGCACTGGTCACGGAGTTTGTCTCCGAGGTCTTTGCCGCACTGGCCGAACTGGCAGCAGTTGTTTCGCTGGCCTTTGCTGCCTTTGCACTGGCGGCAGCGGCATTCACAAAGGTCTGTCCGTATGCCTCCACTTCCGCCTTCAGCGTCGCCATAAAGTCCCGGATCTCAGAAATGTCAGTTTTTGTGTCTACCACCAGGCCTTCCAGGCATTTTGCCTTGCCAAGCGTCGTGTGGAACGCACAGTTCACCATTCCGCCAGTGGTAATAAGGCCCACCACAATAAAGAACACATCGCCCTGATACGCTACAGCATCCGCCGCCACAATCCAGTCAAACACCACCGCATTGCCTTCAGTGTGTTTGCTCGTCACCGTGTAATAGTTTTTGTCACCGTTTGCATTCTGGTAGTTGATGCGCAGGTCAAACTTCGACATATCGTATCCGCGCCATGTTTTGTTCATTCTAAATCGGATGCGGTTCGCGTCTTTATCTCCCTCAACGCCCAGCACCACACCCCGCTCCGGGATGGCAATTATGCGCAGGTCTTCATCGATCACAAAATCGTAAGCGGTATCTTCTTCGCTCACATCTGCCATTGCTGCAAACTGCTTGTCCAAATCCACCATGTCACTTCACCTGCTCGATCAGTACCTTGTTTGTTATCATCCGCGTCTTGCCATTCTGGCCAGCAAGATACACCTTAAAGCTTTTTCCGTCCGTCACCTCGTCGGGTACGGCGCACTCACCTTCCGCGCTCACAGTCACCGCATATTCGTCATTGAACACAGCAATTTTCTTGGCCATAAGCCACTCCGGGTCACTCTGCTCAAAGTGGCAGCGCAGATAGCCTTTGCTTCCGGCTGTCACGCCGGCAAAATCACCGCGCTTTGCCAGCTGCTGCCCTTCCACGGCAAACTTCAGCATCCGCATTGTTTCTCCTCCCTGTCGCACTCGGCATACAGCCGCCATTCCAGTTCGCTGATAAGGTTTTTGGTCGCTTCCATCGTGCTGGAACTCTGCGGCGGGTCAAACAGCATCTTCACCTTCAGCGCCGTATAGCTCTTTACCGCTTCAATGTCCGCCCTGTTCTGGCAAAACTCGCTCCATGTTGCCGTTGCATCGCTGATGCCAAAGCCCTCCTGAGGCCCAACACCCATCTGCCGCAGGATCATCAGCACACTGTTGATGTGCATGATAAGGTCTGCATCAAACGCCGTGTACTCCTCGGTCAGTCCAAGAAGTTTCTTCACCGAGGTAAGGATACTGTCCATTTCCGATCACCTCAGTCTACAATGCACTGGTTGTCCCACTTCTTGTAGGCGTCCAGATAGGTCTCGCCCTTATCGCCGTTGTGGGTGATCTCGTAGTACATGCCGTCAGACACGGTGGTGCTCACCAGCGCCTTCCAGTTCTGCAGGGTTTTACTGAACCATACAATGAACACGTCCTTGATCGTCAGCTTCTTGCCGTCGGTCACGTCCACGTGAGCGTTAAAGTAGTCCACCACCAGCTGCTTTGCGCGGTTCATCATAGCTTCGTTGTCCATTTTGTTTTCCTCCTTTTATTATTCCTCGTGGTCCATCACGCCCTCGGCTGCAATGGCCGCATTTGCCCAGAACAATGCCTCGTCCAGCTTCGTCAGTGCCAGACTGCGTTCCCGGCTTGGCGCAATACACCGCACCATTCCTTCTGCCTCCTGCATCTTCAGCCGCAGGTTTGTGCTGTATGCTGCTTCCGCAACATTGAATTTTCGTACAGGGTACATGTCATTTCCTCCATGGGCATGTGTCGCCAGGTCGTCTTTCGGCAAATGCAGGCTTTAGGATCGTATCATCTCCATAGTGGATGGCCTTGTGGGTCCGATCGCTCACGCAGATCACGTTTTCCGGGTCCAGAAGTGCGTCTGAGTGCTGAAGCACGTCCTCTTTCGTCAGCGGGTTCAGATGGTGGATAATAATGCGCGGCCGGATGGGTTTGCCGTTTCGTATCACCCAGTCGGTGATCTCGTGATCTTTGCACGCAAGGTCACACCCAGCGTCCCGCACAATGATCCTGTCCCGGAACTGCCGCCACTCTCTTGACTGGTAAAAACTCTGATTTAGCCACCGGTCAAAGCCAAAGGTGTCGTATCCAACCGTACCGTGCAGTTGCAAATAGTGGAAGCGGTCTTCAAACGTTGCATACTGACAAAGTTCAGTATAGGTCTTCATAAGCAGCTCACGCCCCAGCAGATCATGGCGAATACCGTGCAGATCATAGAGAGGCAAATCAACTTACTATGCAGGTTCTTATGGCCTTCCATTTCGTCATGGTAAGCGCATATAAATGTAAAAATCAGCGTACACCAACAGCCAAATCCGCCGAACCACTTATCAATAATTTGTGGAAGCCCGACCGCAATAGCCGTCAAAAGCGACAGAATACTAGGAGGCAAATACCACCAGTACCGCTTGTTTGTCAGTCGTTCTCGGTCTGTGAACAAGCATGCAAGCATGATCCACGGCATCGCCGCCATCAGCCAGAAGCAGATTTCTTCAAATGCCGTCATCATAAAAATCCTTTCTTCTGCAACATGTCATCTGTAAGCAGCATCGGTGTCAATACAACTGCTCCAGTCAAAAGCACTGTCTTCCATTCGCACAGGATATTGCGCTTTACCAGAAAAACCGCTGCTGTAAAGTAGATAAAAACAGCACTGCCAGAACGACTCAGGCTGCATAAGAGCTTTTAAAACTCATAGTCTGTGGCCTCGTCTTCGTCAACGCCATTGTACTTTGCCATAGCTTTCAGCACATTTGCGTACATTTCTTTGGTGTCCTTTGCGTTTTCCAGTGTCTCGGTCTTTGCCCGGAGCAGTTTGTTTTCTTCTTCCAGTTTTTTCTTTTCAAGGTCCGCTTTCATAGTAGCCAGCTTCAGGAAGTGCGTTGTTTCTGCACTGGAAGCCGTCCCTTCTCGCAGCCTTCTTTCCACCAGTTGCATGGTCAGGTTTATCATGTACTGTTCCTGTGCTTCCGGACTTGTTGCAGGCCGGGCCGAAGCCACAGCCGCTTCTCCCGGTGTGTTCTTCTTCGGTCGCATTCAAAAGGCCCTCTTTCTTTTGTTGTCTAAAATTCAGTTTTTGCAAAGGCTTATGGGTGTGGTGGCAGTGCTTTTCATTTGAAGGGAGAAAGCGAACATTCCGTATAAAGGAGAACAACACAGAATGCCCCGATGCCGATGGAGGTCGAACGTCATGAACTCAGAAAGCTCTCAGGAGGCGCTTACCCCATAAGCCCTTGCAAAAACTGCCGAAACCTCAGTCTACACCCCAAGACCTCGGCAGCATGTTTAAAGCCCAAATATCAATTTTCCCTCCGGGGAAATATCAAAGACCGGCGCGATTTGAGAGGGGGGTGTCGATTTTGAGACCCCTCCCTATGGCCTTAAGCACTTTGTGCATAGCAGGTATCGTCCTTGATCTCGATTTTGAGCTTCTTGTAGATGTTAATTGGATCGTTTGCCACGATTTTATTGATTGCTTTCTCAATTTCGTAGGCATTTTCATTGTCTGTGAACTGAGAAGAGGTCTGTGCCAGCCGCATAAGCAGGCCAGACGAGTTATAGCCGTGATCCATGTCATACTGATACCACTGCTCGAACTGCTCATACGGATTGTAGGGATTATCGAACGTGGTCAGAAAGCATCGAACCATAATTCAAAGCCTCTCTTTCCTGTTATCACTTTCCAAGTGCATCATAAACGGTGGATTCAGGAACGCCACACGCCTGTGCAATCTCTTTATAAGTGTAACCGCTTCGCAACATCGCTCTCGCTTTGGTCAACTTAGCCGAAGACAACGAAGCCGTGGTTTTGGGCATTGCGCGTTTCACGATTTCATCCGAATCAGAAGAATTCAGGAACTTTGACAGCATGTTGTCGGAAATTGCGCCAGCCTGAATAGCTTCCCATTCTCTGTCGCTAAACCTGACTTTGGACTTTTGCCCACTTGCGCCGACCTTATCGCGAGCGCGCTGCATTTCAACAGAAGAAATCTTCTTGATTTCTTTCTTGTCCTCAGTGTTTTGCGGGTCTAAGCCCAGTTCCTGAATTTTGGCCTTGATGTTGGCATTGGCAATCAGCATTGCCTTGCGCTCCTTAGGTTTATTGGCCAGCATTGTGGTGTACTTGTCTTTCAGTGACATAACTTCCGCAGCATATGTCTTGGCTGCCTCAGGATCACGCTGGATGCCCTTCATGTTGACCGCCTCTTTGCGGGCCTGTGCTGCCATAGCTTTGAGCTTATTAGAGAAGTCTGCGTACAAGTTCTCCTGAATAGTGCCAGAAGAGAGGGTTCTTGCGTCCTTTGTCTCGGAAATCAGACTTACGGTATCCTCGGCAATACGCTCTTTCTTAGTCTTCGGATCGATGAAGGCACGCCCACTCTCCTTATAAATGAGTTCACCAGTTTCTTTATCCACGCGCACGCTACCACGACGCTCAGGCACACGGATGGTCTGCTTGCGCCGAGACAGGAGCGTTGATGCGCCACCATAATGCGTAGTACCGTCCTCATCCACACGGATTTGCCACTTTTCTTTCAGTTCCTGGATACCGTTCTCCCTCTCAGAGCGTTTGTAATCCAGCTTGTGCTTCTCTGCATCGATAACAACCATCGAATGCTTGACAGCACGAGCCAGTTCCTCTTCAGACGCACCACGAAGAGTCATGTCCGTGATGAGGTTCGAGATAACACCCATTTCACGCTGCTTCTCTTCTTTTTTCATGAGACGCACGTTGTTGGGATTGCCTTCAGGAACTGCATATGCAGTCTTGGGGTCAAAACCTTTCAACTGTTCCAACGGACGAGTAGATTTAATGGGAACCTTATCGCTGACAGGAATCACCATAACGGTATCACCATCGAAGTCTGCACCGGACAAACGCTCTGCCACCTTGGCATTGATGCCGATAGCATCTTGGATCTGTCCAAGATTGCGCTTGCCACTGACATTTTTGTTGTTGACTGTAACAATCGGAATCTCAAAGGTGCCGGCATGAGGATAGCGAATCAGTGCAAGCTGTGTGCCGTTCTCATAGGTCGGACAGTAAGCTTCTGTTTCCTTAATTCGGTTGATGGGCAGAATGACTTTCGTCGATTGTCCCGGAAATGCCGATGCTTTCAGCGTCATGGACGTACCTTCACAGGTATCGGCAAAGTCGTTCAGCAGCTTCTTTTTAACAGTAGGATTATTGTAGTGCATAATTTCATCATACTGCGCCTGATAATCCGCAATTGTAAGCTTCAGCTGATTTTCAATAAGCTTTTTCGGCTGTTTGGATAGGAATTGCGAAGATACATTTCGGGACATTGTATCCCAATCGCCTTCCTCTTTCAGTTTGTTAATAGGAGAAAGATGCTCCTTTCCATCAGAACCGATGTATGTACTCTGGCCATTGGCTTTGATGGCTGCTCCAAACGGATTGTCCGGATCAGCTTTTGCTTCCTTCAGGACCTTCATTTTGGGCGTACCGGAAGGCTTGTTAGTGTTGAACATGATGTCCACACCATCGGGAAGAAGATCATCAGAGTAGACCGCCATGCCTTTCAGATAATGGTCACCATCGACAAGGATACGAACCTGCGCATAATGACTCTTGCCAAGGTCAAGGTCGGGCACACCACGGCGAATTTCCATGACACCATCTTTGTCCAGACCACCTTCATCGCCATACCGGATGGCAACACGGCTTGAATCCAGACTTGCAGGACGCTGAAGCTTCTTGAACGTATCGCCACCGTCGTCAGAATGATAATCGCCGAGCGAATCAATCTGATCCTGATGCTGATAAGCATACTTCTGGTCGAATTCAGGCTTAGCCAACACCGTAATGTTAGTCTGCTGACGGATGTTGGTCGGCTGACGGATACCTACGCCATAACGTTTGTAACCGTATTCCGCTTCCAACGTATATGCAGCGTCGTCAAGCTCAGATTGCGACACACCCATTACAAGATTGGCACCTTCGGAAATATCGATCATGCCTTTCTTGTCCACTTCTTTTTTCAACGTGTCAGCAATATTCTCTGCACGCTGCGCTTTTTTATCAGCAGTGCCTGCATATTTTGAGCGCACACTGGACTCGCTCATACCAAGCTTTTCACCGATGGCTTTCCAGCCGAGACCTTGTTCCTTTAAAGCAGCGATTTTCTCATACTCAGATGCCTTGCGCTCATGGATTGCTTTACGTCGAGCCACTCGAAATTCGGTAAGACCAAGCTGGTACTCCTTGGGAAGAGTGCTATTGATTTGATCTAAAATTTCATTCTCGGACATGCCCTTCTTCTTGAGTGTTTCCACACGAGACAGAAAGTCACCAGAGTGCTGATAAGGATTATCACCGGAACCCCAAGGATAGCGGCCGGAATGGCGCTTTGTGCCGTAATGCTCCAAAATATCAGAGTCGGAACTCGTGCCGTAGTAGTTTTTAAGGTCTTTCTCAATTGGATTCATAACGCTGCTCCTTATCTCAGATCCGCAATGATTTTGTCAAATTCTTTAATCTTTTCGATGATGGGATCAATGATATCTGCCGTCGGTGTCTCAATGAGAACATCATCATTTTGGTAAATGCGATTTTCGATAAGAATATCTTTCGGCTTGACATGATACTCCATGCAGAACAGCGCATCATAAATAAAGAGCTGCTCCATATGTGCTGGAACAGCTCCTGTTTTAAGATCATGAATACGAAGAAAATTATCTTTGTCGTTAAATGCAATGGCATCTGCAGTACCAAAACAGTTTTCGCTGTAAAACAAAACCTGCTCGGGGTCCATGCGGAAACCAATCGCATCGTTGACATATGCGTTGAGGGTTTTCTTGCTCTTTGGGAGCTTCTGCTTCAGGTTAATGCACTCTGCTGCAAAAGCATGAAGCCGAGTGCCTTTCTCCTTTGCTTGACAGCTCATGAAAGCATCCACCAGGCGTTGAGTATCATAGTTCAGCCAGTGATACTTACTTGCGCCCAGAAAGGCGTGCTGTCCCACGAGCCTGGAATGATCGTTCCATTGCATTGAGAACTTCCTCCTTGTTCTCAGGATAAATGAAAGCGGCAAAGCTCATCTCATTCATCTGACGGACATAATAATCCTGATTCGGACGATAAGGTGCATTTGCTGAGCGCTTGCCTTCGAGTGCTGCCCAGGTGGAACCATACAAAACCAAAAGATCGGGATGCCCCTGCACCTCGTTCGGGTCAAGATGGACCACTACACAGCCGGGAAAGCGTTCTTTCAGTTCTTTCGTCAATCCCTGTTTGAATTTGTTTTCGAGCATGATAAAAACCTCCAAAAATAAAAGGAATAGTGCGTTCAAGCCGCGTTCTATTCCCCCCATAAAAGGGCATGTTTTTATCGCGTCAGTTTTTGCTAATTTTTGCAAGATTTTATTATTTTCGGACAAAAGAAAAGCCCCTGCGTTGTTAGCGCAGAGGCATATCTTATTTGCTGTATCAGTCGTACCACTCGGGTTCTGGTTCAAGGTCATCGTCTGGATAGCTTGCTTCCTCTGTCGGAGATGACAAAAGATCTATGTCGTTATCATCGATATGATCTCCGCATTTCGGACACAGCCATTTATCATCATGATGTACCATCTGGCAATGACAGTTCCAACACCAATGTTCGCCTGTTAGTTTATCATAGCCGGGAGTATGGAGAACACGGTAGTCAAACGATCCGTCTGGATGCTTCACCCATAGCACTGGTAGACCAAGTTCCAATGTAGTGTAGATCCAAACTTCATCGCCATTCGGAAGAACATCTCGTCCTTCAAAAGAGTAATCGTGCTCACGCCAATTTTTTGCAAGCGCATCCATATAGTTCATATTTTTTCACCTCGTACTTCATTAAAGGGCAGTACGTCTATTTAATGCAGTTCTATATTACACTGTCAGGGGATATAGTTCAAGGTTAAAATATTGTAACATTTTCCGGCTCGATAAGACGTTAAACTTTCGCCGTGGCCAAAAGCCCGTTTTTTATCCTTAATTACTATATATAAAATTTTAAAATTTTTATTAAGTTAAAGAAAAAAGTGGGTTTTTGGCCAAATGGCAATTTTATTACATATTATCGTAATATTTTGTGGCCATTTTTGCAAAAATTTTTGGCCACGAAGTGGGTTTTTGGCCAAAAAGCTGCCGAGAATCAGTCAAAATCGTTCATCACCTTCCTTGCCGCGGCATAAATGAACCGTTTCACAGACCACCGATCAACCTGATATTCGGCCCGAAGCCGCTCAAGTTCAGGGTTCGGATACTCTCCACACCGAAACTCAGTCACGTCCAGTGCCCTGCGAAGCCGTGCATCCGCTGAACTTGCACTGCAGTGAAAACGATCGCTAAGTACATTTTCAATGTCTGTCAGTGTGACAAAACGATTATTCCGCATTTCATGAATAGCGAAATCAATCGCTTCTCCCATGAGATCTCCACCGAATGTCGCCATCGGCACCTGCATTCTCACGAGAAAGTCATGTGTTTTCTGCTGCATTTTGCATCTCCCATATTATTTACAAATTTGTGTGTAGTCATCACGACCTTACCTCCACGTCCGGCAGAATATCCGTGTGGAAATAGAGCTTATAGTGGTATGGATCGGTATGAGTACCGGTGATATCCTCAACAACATACATGGTGTACTCGTTCAGATAAATGTAGTTTTTCTTATACTCGTTCGGACCGGTCTTCACCGTGCACACAAGTTCATTGTTATCATTGTTCGAGATGGACATAGCGCCTTCCATTTCAAGGATGACATTATCCGTACGTGCGTTATAGACCGTGATCCGGCGCTCAGCTTCAAAATAGTTAGCCTGCTTGGAAATGTTCCGATTCACCTTATCCGCTTCGGAGCAGCTGCACAGAACCATACAGCCCACGATCATCATCAGACATGCAAAGACGCAAATAATACGATTTTTCATAGTTAATCACCTCAACCAAATACCATGTAAATCAAAAGCAAGAACCATCCTGTATATCTGATGATTCTCTGTTTTTCTTTACCGATGTTCTCAGCAAAAGACATTCCAATTGCGATAGCTTGTAAAATAATGCTTGCGAGCAGCACAATTCGCATTACTTCTCCACACTTTCATTTCCCGTCTGGTCATCATTCGGCCAGTACGTGTAAATATCATCGAACACCACCGGGATCTTGCTCTGCAGTTCCTTCAGCAGCGGGCACATCAGTTCTCTCATCTGAGGATGGGCCGCCACGGGAGTACGCAGCTTGAAGATGTTGCGCCACTCACGGTAGTTGGCAGTCACCACGATCTCGGTCTTCAGGCACAACGGCAGCACGCAACGAGCCTGTTCGGGACGATAGCCGTTCATAAGCATCAAAAAATAAGTTTTTTCTGCCAATTCGCAGGATTCTACCCATTTACGATAGAACAGGCGATTCTGTTCTTTATCGATATAAAACGGCTCCACGACGGTAATGCTACCCTCAAACTTCTCCTTTGAGTAGTTGCAGTACCGGGTGCTCTCCTGCGCAAAGCTCGCAATGCGGTGCCGCACCAGCTCATTGGCCACGCCACGATCGCACGTGAACAGCACGCTCAGCTGAGAATGCTCAAGCATGGCCTCATGCCCTTGCTTCACCAGAAAGCCCACCAGCTTCTTTGCCGACTCACCATCCGGCGTGATCTTATCCTCGCTCTTGTAGCAGACCCGGGCAACGCGCTCGATCTGCTGCAGCTCCTTGATGCCGCCCTCAGAGATATCAGTGAGGATTTCGTACTTAGGTTCAACGATTTTCATAATTAAATCTCCTTTTCATCAGTGAATCCACTATTTCGAGCTGACTGAGGCTCTTTCCATTGCCCCTTTGGGCCACCATGCTGATGCCAATATCCTCGATCGGGATAATGTATCCGAGATGAGCCAGTTGCTTATGGTCGCAAGTTTCCACCTTCGGACACTTCTGGCATTTAGGTGCAAGTATCGTAAGTGCTCCGAAGTCGTTGCTCATGTTGTCCACTCCGATATCATTTTGCACTCCCAATCCCCACAGATATCACCCGAAGCATGTTTCTTTGCAAACGCCATGCCCTTCTTGATGGCCTCCTGCTTATTCTCTGCTTTGACTTCAAAAGCCTGATGCCCACCACCATTGTCGGTACATTCAAACCAAAATGTGTACTTCATATATCAGCCAGCCTTTCTCTATCAGGATCTCGCAAAATAGAATCCCAGTCTCTAATAAGTTTCCGTAAGCCATGATCATCTGCTATTGGGTTCATCGTTTCTTCATCATATTGCACTATGACACTGCCTGCTTTATCGCATCCAAATCCGCAATTCCGACACTGAATCTTATACTTGATTTCCAGGCTTGTCCCAGTGGTCGCTGTTCCGTATACAGTTGGCCTCACTTTTGAATAGCATACCGGACAACATCTCATATAAAATCCTCCAAAATCGAGTCAAGCAGAATCTCCAGTACCCGGTTTAAGCCCGCCACCACACGATATGGCCACGGTTCTTTCGGCTTCACCCGGGAAGGGGTATCAGACTTTCTCAGCGCACCATAAAGCCACCTGTCGAACTGTCCAAGTGAAATATCATTCTCCATGCACCATTCACGGACATCTACGTAGCTAATGTCGCCATTCATGCAAAGCTCGACCACATCACGCAACTTAGCGTTCGGCTTGATCAGGGTATCTTTTTGAAGCTCGTAATCCTCAAAATACAAGTCCTCGCGTGACCCGTCAGGCCTGCGAATAACTTGTGCAAAAGCTTTGCCATTCGCATAAAGCGTCGTAACATCCTCATCAATGTCGATTCGAGGGATGTCGTACCTCCATATGGCCTCAACAACTTCTTCGTAGTCAATCATATCGCACCTCACAGCAGAATCCGAAACCAGATAAACCAAAGCACCTTCAGTGTGAATGCGATAATGATGGCCCAAGCGCACAAAATAAGTGTCAGCGCGATAGCTCGGCCAAGAAATTTGCCAACTTTCGTCCAAATATCATTCATCCTTATCAACCCTTTCTAGGCCTGTAAAATATCCGATGCCAATATGACCACCATCGCAATGATGAATTGGGCGGAACGCCATCAGACCGGCCAGATTGTTCTTCGCATCTTCGGGATTACAGTAGGGATGCCCATCGTTAAATTCCCTCTCGCAAAATCGGCACTTGTAAGTCGGATAATAAAACATTTTCACCCCACACACCTCCTAACCGCATCCACCCGGCACTCCGCAGCGTTCAACTCAAAAATAGCCGCATCCACAAATTCCGGGTCGCAGTGCTCAAAGTGATTTCGGGCCACCTCCAAGGACTGCAGAGCCTCCCGCAGCGTATTGACTGTCGTCGGGATTGGCTCCATGCGGAATATCTTTTTGACATACTCAGCGATTTTGCGTAGCATTTCTACACCTCCACATCTTCGTAACCTGACGAGCCGTGAGCCAGCCCTCGACATCATAATGATCAACAAGTGCTAGCCCGCACACCTCGAGTAAATGAGGAAACCCGTAAGTGCACCAACCGCATACCGCATCCCACAGATATGTGCCAGATTTATCTCGAACTGTAATCTGATAGCCCCCATCATGCAGTGCTCCAGGGCCGTAAACTTCAGGCCGGTTTTTATCGTTCTCAGGAAATCTTCTTTCCATCTCATGCGTAATGCCCGCTTTCGTAAGAAGATAATCCAGCTTCTGCATCTCGGTCATGTGATTCCAAACCCGGAGTTTCCAGGTTTTCTTAGACATGTTTCTCATTTCTGCATTTCCTTTCGTCAGCCTCCATGGTCTTTGCGATTTTGTGCTGAATATAAAGCACACAGCCAGCCTGACTATCACACCCGAATGAAGCCAATAGTCCAGCAATAGCATTCAAAGAGTTCAAATCCTCTTCAGCAAATATCATTTAGCGTTCACCGTTCCTCCTGATACTCTACGATTTTGGTCACTTCACTCTGAACCCGGCGTAAGAAATCGCACGTACCCAAGCAACCGCATTCCCTCAATGCCTCAGCGATATCGCCCAAACAATCCATGTCGGTTCTTGTGAGATTAACTTGAGGAATAACTTCAATGTTCTCCTCTGTGATAAATGGAGTATAGTCCCCACAATGGCAGCATTTAATGTTCATACGTTGCATACAAGCATCTCCTTCGATGATAAAAAACAAAGAGCCGCAGATTTCTCCACGGCTCTTCACCTTTAATCTTCTCCAATTAGTTTCTCATATTCCTCATGTGTAATATACTCGTTTCTAAGTGCATCATACAGTCCGCAAAAACGGCCATTGTGATATCCGTATTTATACCCGCTGTCCCAAGCCTTGTTCCATGTCTCAGATTTGATCATATTGATCTTCGGTCTAATACATGTGTCATAAGCTTCAAACAGCAGTAATGCTACGGCACCGCACATACATGCCATTTTTACAATAACCTTCAATGCTTTTTTCATAATAAGTATCTCCTTTCAAATATGAGTTTACCTCATAAAGGAGTCTGTTATTTTCGCGTCTTCTCCTCGAACTTCACGGGCTTCTTGCTGCCCTCCCGTGCACACTGCGTCAGGCACTCGTTGCAGGGTTCATCCGTCTCCAGCACCTTGAAGCTCTTGCACTTCGGGCAGTAGGTTGCATAATCCACTTCGCGCATCCAGTCATTCATCAGGCTTCACCTCCCGAACGATTGTTACATTCCCACAATGAGGGCAAGTCGTCATCACTCCGTCTGGAATATTGGTATACTGTGCTCTTTTACGGACCCACCATTCGGTCGGCGCTTCAAAATGACTACCACAGGAACTGCAGACAACTGTAATAAATTGTTCATCGTTCGAGCTTTTCATCTTTGGCACAAACCTATCATCCAATTCCGGGTGCGTCACGCGCTGGTTAAGAGCCCAAAGCAAATTCCAGCAGGCAGCTCGCAGGTGGTCCTCGTCGTACATTCCGACCATGTACTTCGCCAGATGCCGAGAAGCACTATCCAGCAGCGAATGCAGCGGGATGCCCTTATCAACATTGTGTTCGCCGTATTTCAGTGCGCCTTCTTCGCAGTGCTTGCTGACCTCCATGATGCCATACCAAGGCAAAAGATCCATCCGCCCCTTTCCTGCATGCATATCACGCTTGGCACCGGTTTCAAATTCGGTGCGGTCGCCAGAGTCCTTAATCATTGTTCTCTTCCTCCAGCGTTCTCATCAGGGTAATCGCCCGTATCGTCAGTACAATAAAGTGACGAAATTCCGGATCGGCAGTTGTCCGTGTAACGACCTGATTTGCCAGTTCATCTTTGTTGGCATACGTCAAGATTTCATCTTTAACCTTTTTGAGTTCGGCTTCTGCAACTTTCTTTTCAAGTTCTTTCATTTTTCAAATACTCCTCTCAAATTTGATGTAAAATTGTTGATACTAGACGTAGCATCTAAAATCGTCGCTCCTAAATCTGCGAGACCGGCATTTAAGAAATAAGCACTCTTAACAAGTCCTTCATGTCTCAGAGCTACTTTTTTGCCCCGTTTAATTTTTCTCCCGGAATCATGTAGCGAACGTTTGTGCACATGCTCCAGCGCCAGTCCATCATTTTATTGTAATCTGCCCGGTTGTTCGGAGCGGCACGAAAGAACTTGCTTAACATAACGGTAGCTCCGCCAAAGCCGTTCCTGCGCCTGTAAATCTGTTTCAAGTGCTTCTTCGACAAATTTTGCATCAGACAACCTCCAACACCTGCTCCGGCGAATAAATGCCGAAGAAGTTGTACTCACCAGATTCCTCCAGTGAAACTCCGATGAAATATCCAGCCTTGCCGCAGAATGTTACATAATCCAAGCCGATTTCAGTAGGATTGCGAAAAATATACATTTTCAGCGCATTTCCAAACGTTCTATGCTCCTTACATCTGCTCTCCAGCATCCGGTCGATTTTCTTGATTGTTTTCTTCGATGGGTTGCACATTTTTCTTGACTCCTTCATATCGAACAAATATTCCGCATTTGAACGTTTCGCCCGCCCAGTGCAAAACCTTTCCCGATTTCAATGCCTCAATATCGCTATCAGACAGCATGAGAAAAACATTTCCAAATGCTGACTGTTGCCGACAAACATCGAGGGTCTCGTTTAATACTTCGAGCTTTTCGTCAAACCATTGTTCAATGAGTTTTTCGGTAACGCCACACACTCGCCCGTCTTCCATGCAATAATCATATCTCGTGCACATCGGACAATTTTTATATGCCATAAAATTTCCTTTCGTTGAACTTTTTCTTTTCCATCAGGGCTCTGCCGATTGCAAGATCAATACCAGCCCTGCTCTTCAGATGATAGTAGAACAGGTTCTTGTAAGGTGTGTTCAGCCGGTCGATTCTGCCTGCAGCCTGCTTCATAATTTTGTAGGAGTAGTTCTGCGAGTAGAATATGACGGTATCGGTCTTGATGCAGTTCCAACCTTCTGCACCCGCATTGTACTGGACCAGATATACCCACTTCTTACCGTCAGGGATTGGCTGGTGCTTATGGCCGTTCCATTGTGCTATTTCCGCATCATTGCCATAGGGCAGATTCATGAGAATATCCAGCTCATAATCGAAATTATAGAAGATTATGACTCTGGGGCGGGTTATGCAAATATCCAGAACTTTTTGCGACCTAGTCAGGTCTGTGTTCACCAGTTTCCGCAGCAAATAACAAAACTCGCTGGCGGTCTCAATGGGTTTGTTTTCCCACAGGTTCCAGCGAGTTTTACAAATTTCCAGATACTTAGGCTTGTCATACTCGACAAAAACATTCTCATGGTGAGATACAGTAGGTCGCTCAAAGTCCATATCTACAAGCACCCGTTCACGCAAGCGTACCAGTCGCTGGGTGTTCAGATACCGGTCAATTTTCGGAAACTTGGAAAAACGACTATAGATTACGTGTTCATTGTTGAACTGCGTCCGGTTTTTATAGAACCCGTTTGCAATAAACACCGGAATGTAATCTGTCCAGCAATCTCCCGGAGTAGCGCTCAGAAGAATCCAGTCATTCTCCTTCGCGATTTTCAGGAAGGATTTGACCCATTGCCCGCTGCCAACAACTCTCTGCTCATCGAAAATGAAAAATGCGTTCTTCACGCCGACGTACTTTCCGATGTTGTTCCATGAATCCACAACCACCTTGTGATCGTAAATATCAAGGTTGCTGTCGGTGGACATATAGAAATGGGCCAGTTCTTCCTCCCACTCGCCTGTATCGCGCTTCCTCGCAGTGGTGATAATACACAAGTCGGGTGGATCATGCATCTTAACATAGTTTTTGGTGTTGACTGTGCCACCATAGAGCGTATAGTAAAATGCCAAACTTGTTCTTGATTTTCCGCTTCCTACACCACCACATAAGATGCATCCGATTTTCATTCGTTTCAGCGCATCTTTTTGGTAGTCATAGAGCGTTATACCCGCCATCCAATCACCTCATTTCCGTGTGAACATGAATCTGGTTAGGATAGCAATGATTCTCATAAGCTAAAAGCTGTTTGGTGCATTCTTCCTCGTCTTCACCTTCACCGCGAATCGTGTAGGAAAAAAGTTCTTTGCCTTCTTTTGTAAAAACTTTCCAGAGCTCCTTTATGTGATTAGTGCAGTCCATGCTTTTTACAGTATTCTGCATACTGAAGTCCCTCCTTGGTAGCCTCTCTCATGATTTCCTGCAGAGTTGGTCCAGTGTACTTCGGGTGCTCCAAAGGCAGCGGCGAATCATTGGTTGCATAGCCAAATCTGCAAAAATCGCAGTATTTCCTTGCCACAGACACGTTGTGCATCACAGCGCCACACTTTGCACAGCGCTTTGTAACTTTGCTATCACCCATGAAAATCACCCAGCCTTTGTTTCATCACTGATATTCGGGCAATAATCTGTGTAGAAGGTCAAATCGAAAGTTGCCGAACCGTCGCTCTCGAAATTTACATTTGCTTCCGCCACAGCTTCATGCTGATAAACTTCGGTCAGGATTGCTCCGAACATCTCAATCACGCTGCTTTCGGCTACAGGAAATGCTTCTGCAATTTCCGCGCTCGTGAATATCCAGTTGCCGCTGGAGGTGTTCTTGGTACCTTCCTCGACCATCCATTTCACCATTGCCGGAACATAGTTTCTTGCGCTCATGCTGTTCTCTCCTTTGTTTATTCAAATATAAGGCTTGCACCTCTGGTGGGTCAGGCAGGATTTGAACCCGCGATCATGCAGTTATGAGCTGCCAGCTTTCAGCCAGACTAAGCTACTGACCCAAAATAAAAAGAGCCTCAGATTTCTCCGAAGCTCTCATGCATCTGCAAAGGAAGTTGATTATTTCGCGTTATCTTCAGGTTCACAGGGGCGAACGTCCAGATGTGTTCTTCCCTGAGCATCCGTAAAGTAATCAAACTCTTCCGGGTTATGGAAAAGCTTTTCGTACCTCTGAATGAGTTCCTGTGACAGGTCGCTGAAATCATCCTCGGTCAGACCAACGATCAGGAAAGTTCCAACAACAATATCATAGGGAATCCCAATCTCATTATGAAGCACTCTGTTACAGTTACTGAAGGAATCTTCGGCCAGTTTTCCTTCCTCGTTGCATATAAGTGCAACCGGATCATCCCACGGGTAGACCGCCTGAATCGGACCGGCCACTTCTTTCTGAAGAGATTCGAGCGAGCCGTCGATTTCAATAACTTCAGGATACTTCTTGGGTTGGATTCTCAAGACTTTCATACGTTCAACCTCCCAAAATCAAAATATCAATCGAGCTGTTTCCTCTGAGAACGCCATTTGCGACGTGGGCACTCACCGACTGGCACATTAAACCGAGGACCGACCCCGGCACTCGATAAATACCATCAGACCATATTCTGCAAACGCTGCTCCATGATGTCCGGTGCTACGTACGCAATATTCACCAGATACTGCGGTACACCGTAGAGTTTGGCGACATGGTTCTCGATGATGCAGCCATCATAAGCTTTCTGGTCATCGAAAATGCCGATGAAGCAATCCGCCTCGGACATTTTCTCAATGGATTTACCAAGATACCACAGACGGTCATTGGCATTTTCAGGAGGGGTTCCCTCAAAGTAAGTCGGGATGACCTCCAGTTCTTCGCCGAAAATAGCCTCGGCGATTTTATGCATCTGGTCCATAGTCGCATGGATCTGTTCTGCAGTGCGAGCGCGCATCGGACAGCTGATAAACAGTTTTTCCATAGTATCCTCCTTAGAACGGCACTTCAGGAGCAGGCTCTGCGTACTGAGCGTAGCGCTCCGCATACGGGTCAGCATCAGCATCCTGCTCAACATACATCACATCGGCGTACAGACTGTACTCGCCAGGGAAGTTCCTCTTCTCAACGAGATTTGCCTGCAAGCAGACGTTCTTGACGCGGATGAAGTCCAGCTGGCTGATGGTGTCCTCGTTGCAGAGCAGGCGCTTGCCAGCAGTTGTGACCCAATAGATGTGCGGCGGCCACTTGGAGTCCATCTTGATGTTGACCGGCACGTAGAGCGTGGGCACAAACGGCTCGTCGTAAGTGCGCTCAGGGTTCGGCTTGGTCTGCTTGACCTTTACACCCAGATCCAGCAGATGCTGCGCGAGCTCCTCGGTAGGAATTACCACGTTGACACGGCGCTGGTCAGAGCCAAAGCGGTCACGCTCCGGGTCGCCGGAGAAGTTGGTGGTAAAGATAAAACGGGTATCGTCGATATTGACTTTCTGGCGCTTGGTGTACATAAATATCAGTCTCCTTTTTACTTGTTGATTTCAATTTCCAGAATTTTCAGGTCTGCAGTGAGGGAATTCATATTGAGAAGGAGCTCCGTATGGTCATTATTTGCGCTGGCTTTAAGGAGTTCATTCCCAGTCCTCATTGGCCTTGGAAATCCACTTCTTCATATATTCTCGATCGGGATTAGACTTAGGGGCAGCTTTCTTCTGCGTAGCAGTCTTCCCGGGATACTTCTTCCCGCTCTTCTCGACCCAATTCTGGATCTCCTTGTAATAGCTGCCCTTGTTGCCGCCGCAACGCTTTGCAATTGCCATGGCCAGCCCCTTCTCCGGGTCGAAAACATCCTTCTCGCTGCACTTCACAACGGTCTTGGAGCCATCCGACCAGTAAACGATCGTGGCCGGAGGAGCAAAGATAACGTCCTTGATAGCAGCGGTGTTCGCAGCAGAAGTGCTCTTCTTCTTACCCGCATTGAGCCCTCCATAACGAATACTCAAATTACCACCCCAATCAGCGATCAGATCACCCGAGAGAAATATGAGTTTATGACCAGTATGAAGAATCACTCTCGTCAGGCCGTCGTGCATATTCTTCTCGACGGTTTCGATATAGCCAATCAGTTGTCCTTGGGAATCACACAGCTTGTTCTCCATAAAATATCACCTCACGTCAAAATTTCTTGCTGCTTCTTCTTGCGCATCGCTCCATGGAAGATCCGGTGCTGTCCAGGGAGCAACACCGTCGTCACCAACGAACCAGTTGAAGTCGCCGTACTTGGAGATTTCCTCAACTGCCTCATCGACTTCCCGGTTGAAATATCTTTTGTCGATATCCTCCTGCATCTGAAGCTGATAGACCGCCTCGCTTTCCAGCCAGCGGTAATCCTTTGCTCCGGTCACAGAAGCATATTTCCGTTCGCCGGTATCCGTCAGGCCCGCTTCCCGCAGCAGCAGAGCGCCGCCCTTTCCCGGCATGATCGGGCAGAACTGTCCAACGCGGCCCACAAAAATATAATTGTGCTCGCCTTCAGGCAGATCCTCGTTCTTGTCGAGATAGATAGCGCCCTTGGAAACGGTCTTTGTCTCGCAGAGGTCAGTGAACTCGATCTTCTCCTTGGAGAACAGGGTCTTGAACACATACGGCACTTGGAACTGTGTGCCCGTAGCCGTCCATTCGCCGCCTTCGTCCTTGCAGTCGCCAGGGATATAACCGTAAAGCGCCTCGCACTGGTCGGCAGCCATATACTTTGCAATATAAACGGCATTGTTCACCAGACACATCCGCTCATAGGTCGCCTCATGCTCGAACGTGTAGCCGTATTTCTTTGCAAAATCCATGCAGTATGCAATGATCTCCGGGGTCGCATCGGGGATCTTGATCGAATCCGTTTTTATGTGCGCCACCTTAAAGCCACGCTGCTGCACTTCATCCTGCAAAGTGCGCATAAATAAAGCCCCTCGAAGCGCCACAATGTTGTTGACGTTCTTGGGGTTGCGGAACGGGTTATCGAAGCTTGCACTGGTCAACCCGTAAACCGAGTTGATGGCGATTTTCAACGCCTGCGCCAGAGCCTTTGCCTGCTGCGGATCATCGAGGTATTTTGCCAGTTTACCGCCAAAGAGCCCCTTTGCCTTCTCGTACTCGCCGTGCTTGACGTAGATTCGCACATCCATCAGATCGTTAAAATGCTTGGTGTACTCGCCAAAGTAGTTCATGGCAACAGCTGAATGCGGATGCAGCGACGCAACGTCCAGCAAAGCTACATTCGTGTACATTCCTGGCTCAGCATAGACATAACCGCCCATGCCCAGGTCTGTGCCCCGGAACATGTTGTGGTACTTGCCGTCTTCACCTTTGGCCCACTCGTAACCGGGAAAGGCATTGATGATGTTGCAGTCCGTCAAAATATCAGGATCGACTTCCACGATTGCATCGGATTTCCCCGTGGCAAGGTCGGTGTAGACCAGCCGGGGGTGCTTTTCCTTGCCGAAAATAATGCGTGTTGTCAGCGAGTTTGTCGTGTCGTTCACCGTCATACCGGCAAGGTCTGCCAGGATCTCACGTGCCACAAAGTCTGCCTGACGCTTTTTCGAGTAGAATAGGGTCTCGGTCGCGATCACGTCGTTGTCGCAATACTCGGCCACCTTGTCCCACAGGCTCTTCGGCACCGGCTGATCCCACGGAAGCCCCAGCTCCTGATGCTTGATGCCCAATTCGATTTCAAACTTCTTTAGGCTCTGTTTTTTCGATGAGAAGTCGTAAATATCAGTGTAGGACAGGTTGTACGCCTCACCAAAGAAGCCAGTGTGCTCGTTGATGATCCGGTTGGACAACGCATAGATCTGCTCCACCGACATCCCGATCATGCGGGCCCAAAGGATATGGTTGTCGTACTTGCGGTTGTTGAAGCCGACCAACCGATACTTTGTCAGGCTCTCGATCTCGTCCGGTGCAGGATTCACCATGCGGTGTACAGGCCCCTGCTTGGCAAACTTCCAGTTCACGAGCAGCAGATTCGGGAACACCTCCACGTCGAAAAATATCAATGGCGTTTCCTCCCCCGCAGGGGCCTCCCGCTGAATATCATCCTTCGATTTGAAGTGCATCTTCGCCACGATCTTCAGACAGGTCTCCGCCTGATTGGTACTGCTGGCAGCGAACCCCAAGATGGCATTCCGCATGTCATCCACATTATAAGGGACGTTGCCTTCATATGCCTCGTCCATAACATGGGAAATAAAGTCCACACTTGGCTTCGTATACGGGCTGATCTCCTTTGCCAGCGCTTTCTTGATGAGAATGCGCAGATGCTTCTCATTCTGGATCTGCTTTACATCGACCATTGCTTTTTCTCCCTTCAACGGCAAGCCACTGCTGATGTTTGCGATGGAAATATCATTGCACTTCGACAATTTTCTTCGCAGAGAAGATTTTCCCGTGAACACCTTGATTTCGATGTTTTCATCGTAGATCCTGCTTAGCTTAGCCGGATCACCGGTGTAAATATAATGCAGGTGGATGCCCGCACCAGATTTACTAAGCTCAGCATAGGTCTTTGGCCATTTGGAAGCAGCTTCAAGGTTGCGCTCAAAGCTCTTACTCCCATCCGGGCCGGGAATATCAAAGTCAATGACGATGTGGTTCTCCGGGACCTTTACATAGTGCAGCTTTTTTGTATCGATCCCGGTCAATCTGGTTTTGACATTCTCCCACTTCTGCATGGGAGTGCCATTTTCGTTCGCATATTGCGCCAGGCAGTCCTTGCAAATATCATTAAAGAGAGAATGCTGCTCCTTCAATTCGACCCAGGAGGAGGCAGGGGGGTCATTTCCCGCATCATCCCCGGGGGGAGGGTCCTCCAGAAATTCTTTGAATTTTTCGTACTTGAAGCCGCTGTAGTAGCTGCGCACCCGTTCGCCGTTCATATTCTCGGCACGTTCTTTGTAATCCGAGAAATAGTTCATCAATTCTTCACGGAACGCTCGCCTGGAGTAAGGATACGAAACCTTTGCCTCCTGATTGTAGGTGTCGTACATTGCCCAGGCACGTTTCAGCGATACGCCATCTTCTTTTTTGAAGATGTAGTAGGAGTCCAGCATGAAGTTGTAGAAGTCGTTGGATGCACCAAGCATTCGTGTCGGAACATAATCGTCGTAACGATGCTTGTTTTTCTCGTAAACGTCTTTGCAATACCATGCAATAGCACCCAATTCAAAGTCAACCTTGCCTACGAGGTCGCGGTATTTCTTTGCCGGTATTTTTTCGCCGCTCGGCTCCACATCGATCAGTCGCCGGATCAGACCCGATTTTGCATCCGTGATCTTTACGGGCTTGTTTGTACCGAGAAACATGAAGCACTTGAACTGGCTTGCGTAGGCACTGCGGAACTTCTCGTTCACCATCATGGTCTCGTGGGAAACCAGCGAGTTTAATCGGGTATTGTCTTCGATACGCGATAAATCGCCGTCATGCTGAATTGCGATCAGTGGGTTCGATTTGAACGCTTCCAGTGCAAACGCATTGGATGATGAACCAAGCGCCTTCGAGTCAAACACTGCCCAGTATCCATCAAACATTTTCTGGATGATGTTCAGAATGGTCGATTTGCCGCTTCCGGGCGGACCATACAGAACAAGGAACTTCTGGATCTTTTTGGAATCCCCGTTTACAATGGAACCAATGGCCCATTCGATCTTTTCACGTTCCTCCGGCGTATACAGCGTGGTCATCAGCTCGTCGTAGGCGGCAATGCTCCCCTGTTCCAGCGGGTACGGCAGTCGTTTGGATGCATAACTGTCTTTTTTGACAGAGGTGTTTGCAAATATCAATGTCTCATCGAGGGTATGATAGTTGTCCCGCATCTGGCGCTGACAATATTTGTGCCAAATATCAATCATGCCAGACTGTGCATCCCACATATGTAAGACTCGAACATTATCGCCCAGAAACTGCTTATGCTCGTTTGCATAAATATCAAGTTCACAGTCAATGAGCTGCAACGCATCCTGCTCTTCGGTACTCCACAAGCCGCGTTCTTCCAGCCAGATCGCATAGAAATCAGAACCCCGGATCATCAGGTCTTTCGACTTGGTGATGATAAAGTTCGGGTACACTTCGATCACCCCGTGTTTTCCGGTTCGCGTGGCGATCCTCAGGAAATCAATCATCGGCAACTGACTTCCTCCTTTCCATGCATTTTATTCCGGATTTTTGGTAATGGTTGCCTTCCCATCGCAGCAGATATCTTTTTCGGGCTCCGTCGCACTTGTGCTGCTCTCCGTCCAAAACTGTTCGGCGTTCTTGCGGTTCACATCGTCCAACACCTGCTGCGTGTGAGCAAGTTCCGCGTGGAGCTGCCGGGCATCTTCCTCAGCCTCTTTGCGCTTCTTATCGTTCTCGCTCAGCATCCTGCAGGCCGTAACGGTGAGCCATGTCAGACCTGCGATCATCAGACTCTGGCGCAGGCACCGACGGTTCAGACGCCGGTTCTGCTTCTGCAAAGTTTCGATGGTACGGTCTGCAATGGTCAGCGAAGTTTTGGTGTTGACCAATTCATACATAATATTCGTCATATCCATGTTGATTTTCCTTTCAAAATTCGTTTTCCTGCAGGTAGTGCATCAGCTGATACCAAATATCAAGCCGACGCATATCTTCGGTCGGATGGTTCACTGTAAAGAGACCGCCGGCACCATTGTATTCATAGTCTCTGCGCTCAAACCTGTCCAGAATATAATCTGCCCGGTCTTCGTGAAACCGGCCGTCGTCCATGGCAGCAAGCCCGAGACTGACAACCATATTCCAGAACCACTGCCCGACACGGTTTCCCGCACTGGAATCCTCCATAATATGTTCTTCGATGCGCACTGCAAGGGCCACCATCATTTCCAGCATACTGCACGGAACACCGTGGAACTCCGCATCGATCTTGTCATACGGAATATCGCATTCGCTGGCAAAACGGTAACGCAGATTCACACCATCTTCTGCTCTACACTTGTCCATTTCGCAGTCCGGAATATAAGTGCGATTATGTAAGTACATGAGCAGCCGATGGAACGAGAGATTTCTCGGCTTCCATTCGCCGCACACGATTTTGTGGAGCCAGTCATAATACTGTTCTCCAAGATCCGAAAATATCATTCTTCCTCCTCTTCCGGATAGAGGTCGCCCCAGTTCTGACGAACCTGAATGATCTCATAGTCCTTATGATAGTTGTTGTTTCGCACATGAATCGTGCTGGGCATGAACTCGCCAAAGTGGTTCAGCGCCTCTGTTCCGATGATGTTCGGAATATCATCGTCGTTCACAGGCATCGTCTCCTCGTCGAATACCAGCTTGCCATCGGCATAATAGGTCAGCCCGCGAGTCTCATAGTCGTCGATGTCACCGAACTCGTCCGGCTGAATGATCTCAATGGGGTCGTGGGTCACAATATCTTCCGGGTCGGACTCGGTGCGGTACTTTCCCGTAAGCTGCTCCATGCTTTTCTGCTGGGCCTTTTCTTCGATCATGGTATCCAGATCAGCTTCCTTCTTGCGGTAGTGGTCGCGCATATCATCAATTTGTGCATCGGCGTACTCCTGGTACTTCGTACGGAAGACCGTGTGCATAACGTATGCACCTGCGGCAAAACCTGCGCCAAACAGCAAAACATCACGAATTGTCCGATTCATTGTCTTCTCCTTTAATCGTCATCATGGTAAACGCCAGACCGCCAAAGAAAAGGGAGACACTCATCAGAATGCCTCCCACCATGTGGCGCTTGCGCTTGGTATCGGTCAGATAGTCCAGAAACAGGAATGCATTTTCCAAACTGTCCATCGTACACCTCACTCCGAAAGAACTGCCAGACCAGAGACGAAGCACACTCCGGCCATGGCAGCAAACAGATAAGAAAGTGTCTTAACGTATTTGGTCATAGCAAGTTCCTCCAAAATATCAGTCTCAGATTTTGTCGATGATCACGCCGTCACAGTTAAACCGCAGCAGGACAGAGCGCTCGAACCCGTCGATGAAATTGTTCAGCGCATCGTTGTTCTCAACATAGTTGGTTACACCAAAGTCCACACGATTTTCCTTCATAGGATCGCCCTGGCTCAAGATCCAGCCGACGACCTGGCCTTCGGGGGTGTGATGCATACCGTTGCCATAGGGGTCCAAAATATCAATGACATCGTTAAGGAACAGATGGCCTTGGCGGTGGAGTTTCCGGTTTGCAGCAGCCTGCGCCTGGATCAGATGGGACATGTTCAGCTGTGCATCCTTATCCCAGGAACTCACAGTCTCATCGTAGATCAGCGTATAGGGGCTGGTGTGTGCCATTGCCACATCCGTGTACTGTTTAACGGTTTCTTCCACGCCATCGGCATTCTTCCGGGTGGTCTCGACCTCAACTGCCTTGATGTTGTGCTCAAGCTCCTGCTGTACACGGTCGCCAAAGCGGTCGGTCACACGGCCTTTGTACTCGTTGAAGGCCTTATCCAGAGCGATGTAGGCGGCAGTCAGGCTGGCGTTACGCTTGGTCATGATGTGGTGCGAGCCGAACATACAGCCGAGTGCAACCGTGCCCATGGTTACTGCAGGTGCATAGATTTTCGCCAGCTTCAGACCGGTCTGCACATAGGCCGTGGTCAGGTCCTTCTTGTAATCGTTCTCGGTGTAGGCAGCGCCTTCCTTCAGGATCATTTCACCGCTATTGACCTTTTCCTTGGTCTCATGGATGGCTTTCACCATCTCGTTATGATCCTCCAGAATATCCTGAGCCTTCACAGTCGCCTTGCAGGCAGAGACGGTCGCTGCTACGCCCACAATAGCAGCACCAAAGATCATGATGGTAGGGCTTGCTTTCTTCAGCTTATAGCCATACTTCGAGGCAGTCCGGGTCACAGTTGCCATGAACTCGTCAGTTTTCACGTTTTTCAGAAACTTCATAAAATATCAGTCCTTTCTTGAATTTTAGTCGTTAAAAGAAACCGGGTGCGGAAGCATCAAGCAATACGGATGCTCTTTGTCCTGCTCAATGAGGTTGATCGTTGCGTCATCGACATTTAGCCAGCCCAATCTATCGTCATCGGGATTCGGTGCTACGCCTACCAGGTCCATCAAGTCCTTGACAGTCACACGGCCATAGGCCTTGATAATATCTTTGAGATGAACCAGTGTATCGATTGCATCCGTTTCATATGCAAAAGCAATGCTTTCGACATTTCGCTCGAACTTCATAAAATATCAGTCCTTTCTATCAGCGCAGCGGTACAGTGTGCGGCAGAATCAGTCGGAATCCGCCGGGGATGCCCTTGATAAATGCATCATCGAGGTTGTACCAACCATAATTGTAGTCGGTCGAATCGTTGGTCACGCCCATCAGATCCCACAGGTCGCCCACCGAAACCTGCCGGTAGCGGTACAGTGCGTCCCTGAGACCCGCCAGAGTGTCCTCAGCATCACCCCGACTCTCGAAATCCAGATTTTGCAGACTTCTGCGTACAGGCGGCGGGTTCGGGCGATTGTTCTGGCTGCCCTGATAATAGCCATCATAGCTGTTGCGCTGCCCACGGTTGTTTCCGTAGTAATTGTTCGAGCCGCCGCGGCTGCGGTCTTCACCCCAGAGTGCAATGCTGAACGCAGAGTTCAGAATGCTCCATGCACCGTTCTTGAGCATCGGCAGCAGGTAATCGGTCAGGATACGATCTTTCACCGTTTTCAGGTCTTCGGCCAGAAACTGTGATGCGATCTTCTGCATATCGCTCTGCTCTTTCACCGCCACCTTACCCTTGACGACCTTCTCAAGTTTCTTTTTCGGCTCAGTCGGTGTCTGGCCAATGCTGGACTTCGGCATGTCTACTTGTGCCATGTCTTTCCCCTTTCAAAAAACAAAAAAGTAAGAGCTGCAGATTTCTCCACAGCTCTCGCCTTACCAAACATTACTCTTCCTCATCAGAAGGTTCCTCAACAACTTCCTTATCAGCGTCCTCCGTCTTTTCGGGAACGGCCTCCTCGGTGATCGTCCAAGGTGCACGCAGATGGATCTTCTTCTTGGTCTTCGGCTTATCATCCGCCGGCTTGTTCTTTTTGCTCTTCAGATGCTTGATACCGCCCATAATGGCAGCACCAGCAATCACAGCCACACCAAGCACAAGCTTCGGATCGATGCCCGAAGTCTCCTCGTTTTCGATCATCTGAACGTTCTCCTCCGGAACAACCTCCACAGAGTTCTCATTCTCCATGACAGTAGTCTCGTTCATGTTATTCATTTCGTCCATTTTTGTTACCTCTTTCTTAAATATAAAGTTTTGTAATGTTGGAGTTTTACCTCCATAAAGCAAGGTGAATTTTTCGCGTCTGTTCTGGGCATTGAAAAAAATCAATAGCCCAGCCACTTGGGCGGTGTACGGTAGTCCAGTACAAGACACGGCATTCCGTCTTCATCAAGTTTGGAAGCATAGAACGTTTCCACTTCCATGGTCGTGTCGGTATCCCACCCAAGCAGATCGCCGTTTCGGTTATGTTCCATGCCCAGATAGTCGAACAGGTCGTTTTCGGTCACACGGAAATCGCTGAGCAGTTGCTTGTTGACCCCGTTGATAGCCCGTTCAATGGCATTTCGTGTGGTCCAAAAGTAGTTCCCGCTCAGGCTTTCCCAGCATTTCACTCGCTGGTCATAGGAAATATCATCCGTTTTGACCCCTTTTGCATTCGGGATCACAGCCGGCTCCGGACTCTTTGCCATCTTATCCAGAGCAACAGCCTCACGGATCTCCTGTTCCTTCTCTGCACCAATGGTCTCAACGACTTTATTCTGGTAGGTTCGCAGAGCCGTTTCCGAGAGCGTGCACGCTGCAGCCAGCGCGGCGTTCTGCTGGCTCTTCACCTTCAGCGCACCGATCGTGCACGCGGTTGAAAGGCCCATGCTCACGACCGTCGGAATGTATACCGGGCCAGCCGTTTTGACAATGGTCTTCGCATCCAGCTTTTCGACACCGAGCTCTGCCTTCTTTTCCTCCAACAGAATCATCGCCTTCGGAGTTGCCTCGATGGCGAAGCCTACAGCCATGACGCCTGCACCAATGGCAAAGCCCGCCATGATCTTGGGTGCATTGCGATTCAGCATCTGCCGACTCGCTTTTGCAAATGATTTCAGGTTCATTTTTCATACCTCCGTAAAATATAAAAAAGAAAGAGCCTACGATTTCTCGTAAGCCCTCGCTTTCGTCAGATGTGTCCAGTTCGTTTCAAATTCTCGAAGCGAATCGTTTCCTCACGGTCACATTCACGCTCGATCTGGATACAGTACCAGATGTATTCCACCAGTCTGATCGGCTGCATCAACACGTATCGTACTGTAGCATACAGCACACGTACCATGTTGATGGCCAGATCTACCAGCAGATTTACCATCAGGCTGTCCATTTGTTCGTAAAAATTGTAATCGTACATAAATATCATTCTCCTTTACTTTGTTCAAATTGGATTTCTCTTCCATAAAGGAGCCTGTATTTTTCGCGTTTACTGGTTCTTTTCCGCCAGCTGCCGCCGTACTTCTTCCTGTACCATATCCTGCAGGTCTTCCTCGGTCTTTTTATCCTCGATCAGGTCATGACCAAAGCCCATGATTGCGCTTGCTGCCAGCATTGCCACAGATGCAACTTTCCACCAGTTAATGTTCTTCATAAATGTCAAACTCCTTTATAATCCAAATGCCGTTTCATAACATCATAATCCAGAAATTCTTTAATGGGTTCCTGAAATGCTTCTACATAGTAGACTTCCAGTCCATCATCGGTCGTCTGCTTATAATAGTTGAAGTCAATCCAGTAATACTCCCACTCATTGGTGAGGTATTCTGCGCACCACCCCAGTGTATCCCCTTCTGGCGTGAAGTCCAACCCCGGCAGATAGGAAGTGAAATCGTTCATTGACAATTCGCCGTTTAATGCAAAATACCGATTTGCATTGTAAAAAGCGTCCGTCAATTCGATCTCGGTGGCATGAAAATATCTTTTTGAGATAGGCTCGTAGCAGAGCAGCTTCTCCTCTTCCATCTTTTCACGGACTTCCGGAAGCTTTTCTTCTTTGATTTGATCGTGAATCTCGGCTTCTTTTTCGATACCAAAATTCTCAATCACTTTCTGCCGATACTCCTGATAGGCCTTTCCAAGTGCCATGTAGCCAGCGGTCAGGCTCGCAATCTGCTTTTTGTTCAGCGCATTGGAGCTCAGAATGCACGCAATGGTGCCTCCGCCCAGAATCACTGCTGGTACGTAGGCTTTCCAGCATATCAGAACGGTTTGTTTCTTTGTCGGTGGCTCCTCCACAATGCCCTGCTCATCTTCGTTGTATGTTCGCAGCGCTTCATCCACTGCGAGCAGATGCTTTGCCTTCGTCGTTGCCCGCCCGGTCTCGATGGCCGTTGCTACCACACCTACAGATGCCGCCACAGCCAGAATGGTTCCGCCGTGCTTGCGTAGGAATCTAGTGCATGTTTTCGTAAGTTTCATCTTTCAATCTCCATTTTGAAAAATAAAAGAGCCCACGATTTCTCGTAAGCTCCGCTTTCGATTAGCGCTTCAGATATTCTTCGGCATTTTTCATGCCAGCGAGTTCTCCAACGTGCACCAACCAGCGTGTGACGTTATGTGTCTCAACAAAATCTTTTGCCGCCTCGGCATTCGTTGTGACCATTGACCATTCATCTTTATCAGATGTCAAGCCATAGCCAATTCCCACGGCCATACCGGCATAAAAAATTGTGTATAAACCAAACAACGCACCACCAGCCACACATACAGTTTTAATTGCTTTCTTCATAATTCATACCTCCAAAATATAAATCTGAGACTAATCATCTCATAAAGCACACTGAAAATTTCGCGTCACAGCACTCCAGCTTTTTTCAGAATATCATTCAGCTGAGCCTTCGTTACCTCCGCATCCAGCTCCAGATGTACCCGCAGCTTCTGCTCCTTGTCCACCCAGTTCACCTGAACTTCTTTCAGCTCCACTTCTGCACCGGGTGCCTGCTTCTTCAAAGCCTTGTTGATGATCTGTGAAATGATACGGCGCATAAAACTTGACCGGATCAGCATAATGTCCTCCATAGCGTTCGACCTCCGAAATATCATTTTCAAAAAAGATAAGAGAGCGTGATCTTTCAGATTTGATTATCCATATCTCTGAATGAATTGTATTTATCAAGCCTCTCCGCCTTGTCCTTATAAGCAATCCACTTCTCGTAAGCAGCAATTGTCCCGATGACTGCTGCATACAGTCCCAGAACAATACCATTCAACTTAAAGCTGTCGCCCCAAGTAATAGGTTTCTTCATAAAGTTTTTGATAGCTTTCATCATAGTAATTTCTCCTTTCGATAAAGCCCCCTTACCTCCATAAAGCAAGCTGATTTTTTCGCGCCATGCCAAAAAGAAAGAGCCGCAGATTTCTCCACAGCTCAATTCCGGAACAAAGACAAGTTCAGTTCGTACCTTGTTTTGTCATTTCTTGCTAAGAATCGATCGCACAATCAATGTAAACAACAGCACTACAAGACCCACTCCAAGTCCGAATGCCAATGTCACAATCATGTTGCCAATCGTAATTGAATAGTTCCAAAATTTGTTTTCTTGCATAGTATTCTCCTTTGTTCATGGTCTTTGCTCCATAAAGCAAGGAGATTTTTTCGCGTTAAGGCGAAATAAAAAGAGCCGCAGATTTCTCCACAGCTCCTGCCTTTGAGTTACTTTTCGTTTACATATTCATGGAATCTGGCATTGACTCGATTGATAATATCATCCGCCTTTTCCTTTTCATACGCGTCTTCGATTGCTCGTACTGTCCATCCTGCCTGAAGCCTCTTTCCTTCCTTAATGCCGTCAATCCGGCCCTTGTCCATTGCACTCCATGCAAAAATGACACCACCAACGATCATGCCTACACTCTGCTTAACTAATCTTGCGTCAATTTTCATCTTTCATACCTCCAAAATATAAATGTTAAGACGTAACTCGTCTCATAAAGCACTCTGTAAAATCCGCGTCCTAAATCGTGCTTCTGTCAAACACAGTCTCCCAGCGTTCCTTTTTCAATGGCTTCATCCGCAGCGCCCACATGATCTGTCGCACGGTCACGGTAGGATATTCTCCGTTTTGATTTTTTCGTTTGGCGTGGCTGTCAAAATATTCCTTGAACCCATCATGCAAGTAAATTTTATCGGTCAGCCATGGGTCTATGGCGCTCCAGTAGGTCGCTTTGCTTTTCTCGTTGTAGCGCTGCTGGATCACGCACAGGCCCTTGCTGTGCTCTTTATACAAGGTGCATACCCGGTACACAGGATGGTTGCAACGGTAGACGCTCCCATAGTAGTTCGTCCACTCCTGCGGCTGAGCGTTATCGTGGTATCGCATAAAAATAAAGAGAGTCCGCAGCTTTCGCCACGAACCCTCCTCGGTTCCTCCTTTTTAATCTTTTTCCGTAAAGCCTCTCTTCAGTTCATGTACTCCCTCGCCGATTGCTCTCGACAGCTGCGTTACACCGCCCGCCTCGCAGATCGACCAGTACACGGTCATACCAATCGTGCCTGCAAACGTCAGCGCCTTCATGCCGATCTTTGCCCAGTCAAGTTTGCGCGCCTTCTCCGCTTTCTCCTGATCGAGTTCCAGTTCGTGCACTTTCCGCACGGCCTCGTCCTCTTTCAGCTGTTTTTCGTTTTCCTGCGCTTCATCCTTGAGCTGCATATCGTACAGCTTCAACGCCATGTTTGCAGCCGTATTGTACTCTTCCGTACCCGGCTTCAGATCCTTAAGACTTTCCAGCGATTTCTTCGCCGCGTCTTTCAGCAATTCTTTGTTTTCGTAGTTTTCCATTTTGAAATATCTCCTTTACAAAATATCATTCTGGAGTCTCCTCCATAGAACACCACGTTATTTTCGCGTCCGGATCATTTTGATGTTCAGCATCACCCGCTCTTTCCCTGCCAGAGTTTCCGGACTTTTTGCAAGGTCCAGGAACATGTAATGGTCTGCATCCTCGTCACCGGGTGCGATCACAAGGTCGCCGACACACCTCTGGCCTTCGCTCAGGTTGAAACCAATGGCGATACCCAGCACCAGCCCCAGTGCAGCAATGCAGATGAAAACGATCAGAAACAGTTTTGCGTCCATTTTGAAATTCTCCTTTTTAATAATATAGTAGAGAAACCTGTCCCCTGCGTGCGGAAAAAAAGAAAAAGAGCCTACGAGTTCTCGTAAGCTCCATTTCGCCTCAGATGTCATTGCGAATCAGGAAAAGCTCATTGCGGTTGCAAGTAACACGCACGATTCCTCCTGCCCGCACCAGCGCGATCGCGTTCCGGTAAGCACAGCGTGCCGTCTCAGCATTCTTATACTCGCGTGTATCGACATACATCACTTTCGAGCTGCTTTCGATGAACACGCGGATCTTATCCATAGCGTTCACATACCCGCGGTCATAATTCGTCTTTACTCGTTTTGCCATAATAGCATTTCTCCTTTCGTTCTTCGGAAGACATCCTTCCATAAAGGACAATGCGTTTTTCGCGCCAACATTCTATTCTAGAATAGAAAAAAGAAAGAGAATGGGATTCGGACCCACGACCTCTGCAATCAAGCAGCGCTCTGCCAACTGAGCTATCTCCTTCCATAAGGGAGGCTGCATTTTTCGCGCCTGAACCGAAACATCAAAGAAAAGAGCGCATGTTTCCATACGCCCGTTTTCCGGTCAGAATATCCATTAGCGGATACCACACCGAACCTCGTTCAGCATGAGGAGTTCTTCCCCTTCATTCCAGCCCGCATACGGATCGCTCAGCGACTCGTTCATAGCGGTCAGAACACAGTTCATCATTTCCTCAAAACCTTTAATAACATTCTTCAGCATAGTAAAATACCTCCTAAATTTGTTTATTTCTTTCCATAAAGGAGGCTGTATTTTTCGCGTCAGAAAAAGGAAACGCCATGATTTCTCATAGCTTCATGCTGGTTACATCCTCCGTCAGCATTAACGGCGGGAATTTCTAAACTTCCGCATCCACCCGTAGGCTTCCCATTTATTTTCCTTCCATAAAGCACCATGCATTTTTCGCGTCTGCGTAAAAAATTAAGAGCCTACGGTTTCCCATAAGCTCCATTTTGATTTTCAGTGTTTCTTCTTTGTTCTCTGTTTCACCTCTTCCGTCTTTGCCCCTACCAGGCCAATACATTTGACCAGCAGTACAACGATCAAAATTGCAACGATCAGACTAAACATTGTTCATACCACCTTTCATAAAGGCGGCTGATTTTTTCGCGTCACTGCCGTTCCTTGCTCAGGAGCCAGAAGAAGTACCGGTAATGCTCGTAGTAGGTCTCGCGGCAGCAGGGGCAGCCATTCGCTTGAAGCTTGTTGTAGCCGTCTCCCTCTGTCACGCCCTTTTTAATGTACGGTGCCAATGCCGTATCAAGTTCCGCAATGCACTTGTCCACGATGTCGATGCAGCTGGAGTAGAACACTCGGGATAGTGCGATCCTCTCGGTCTGGCTTACTGGTGGGCACCCCTTGATGATGCCGGAAATATCATTGGGTGATGTCTGCCAGCCATCGATCAGAGTCAGGGCCTTCTTCCAGTCATCGTACTGCCTGCAAAAATACTTCAGTTCGTAGTACCGGTATCTCGGAATGTGGTATGGGTTCTTTTTTGACAGCTCCGCACGTTCTCTGCTCATTTTTCGCCCCTCCATTCATAGCCGGTCTGCTCATAGAGGAGCTTGGGTGAGATATAATAGCTGATCCTGCCCAGCTTTGAGTTCATCTGCTGAACATCCGTAATACGCTTTCCATTCCTCGTTGCCTCGCCGATCGGAAGCCACCCCGCAATGATACCCGCACGCACCCACGCCGGGTCCCGGCCGTATACTCGTGCTGCGATCCGTACAGGAACCGAACCCATTTTTAATCTAGCTTTATCCATTCTATCGTACTCCTTTTGTGTTACTCTAGGAGCGTCCAAGTACGTTCCTAGGCTCAAAAGGATGATACTTACAAAAATGGTCCCCCGCGTGCTGTTTTTTTATCTTTTTCGCCCTGAAGGATTGACAAGCAAAAATCTATCGTTTAACCTAGAATAGCTTTTTCAAACAGAAAAAGCCCGGTTTGACCGAGCTTTTGAGTGAAAATGGCAAATTTATACAATAATTGAAGGAGGTTTCCATGTTAAAACTCTGTCCAGAGTGTTGTCTACAAGTGAGCGATAAGGCCGCAACTTGTCCTCATTGCGGTTACCCGCTCAAATCCAAGTCATCGCTGCCACCAAAAAAGAAAAAACATATGCGTCTTCCCAATGGATTCGGCCAGATTTCCGAAGTCCGAGGGCGTAATCTTCGCAAGCCCTTTCGGGCAATGGTCACAGCCGGAAGAACTGATGAAGGCAAACCGATCGTATGCCCGCTCCGTCCGGTCGCTTATTTTGAAACGTATAATGAAGCATATGAAGCACTTATGAAATACAACGCGCATCCATTTGACCTTAGCAATAAAACAACTATGCAGGACCTTTTTGATATGTGGCTGACCACGAAAGAGAAAAAAGTGGATTCTTCTACGATTTCCCGTTATAAAAGAGCATGGGCCTACTCCTCCTCGATTCATAACATGCTTGTCCGCGACGTTCATATCTCGCACCTGCAGAATTGTATTGAAAACGGAACCATCGTTTACGCCGGAGAAACTCGCCATGCACAAAACAATAATAAAGACTCAATGAAAAATCTTTATAATCTGCTCTTTGATTATGCAGTCTCCCGCGAACTCGTCGATAAAAATTATGCTCGTATGTTCACGATCGATTCGGGGTATGTCCGCAAACCGAATAGTCATATTCCCTATACCGAAGCAGAACTCGATCTTCTATGGGCAAATATAGACAAGCATCCTATCATTGACATGATTCTAATTCAGTGCTACTCTGGCTGGCGTCCCGGAGAACTATGCGACCTGAAAATGAAGGATGTTGATATGGATGTGGGCACATTTACAGGCGGCTTAAAAACAAAAGCGGGGATAAACCGAACAGTGCCGATTCATCCCCGAATTTACAATCTGGTAAAAGCCCGCTACGAAAAAGCGCTCGAAGCAGGTTCGCCTTATTTATTTTTCACGATCCGCCAGCGTGGTTTCCATCATCAGAACACCGTAAAAGGCGAAGTCACGCAAATGCGCTATGCCTCTTTTTCCGTGCAGCTTGTCAACGAAGTCGTTCCTCTGCTGTCACTGAACTCTGAGCATAAAGGCCATGATGGACGTATTACTTTTGTTACAATGGCCAAAAAGTATAACATGGACGAGTATGCCATCAAACGACTTGTTGGGCACCATATTAAAGACCTTACTGAACGTGTTTATACCCAAAGAAGCATCGACTGGCTTAAAAACGAGATTGAAAAGATCCCATAATTCCCTATACTACTTTTGCATTTGAATACAGGGAATGTGTAGGAGTGACCCGATTTTGTCTACATTTTATCCAATCTGTAGATGCCGTATTTCACGTATTTACGTTCAATTCAGTCCAAATA